ATTGTTGGTTTTTTAATGTTAGGAACAAAAGGAAAGATATTAGTTACTACATTAGGATTTGTAGTTAAAAAAATTCAAGAACTTGCTAAATCATTTGGTTTATTAACAGATTCAACAGGAGATACTTCTGGAGAACTTTCAGAAATTGATAAAAAATTACAAGCAATAGACAATACTTTTGCTGATATAGAAAAAGAAGCATTAGCAGTAAATGAATCAATGTCTGAAATGTTCAAAGAAATTGAAAAAGCAAATAAAGAAGCCGAAGCTATGAAAGATAATTTTACTCCATTAAGACAACAAATAATTGAATTGAATATGAATGCATTGAAAAAGTCAGTAGATTTAGCAAGACAATTTTTTGAAGTTATGGATATGGGAATTAAAGGTACTGCTGATGGAATTGCAAAAGCAATAGTATTAGGAGAAAATTTAAAAGCTAGTTTTGCTAATTTAGCTAATCAAATATTAATTAAAATTATAGCCGCATTAGTAGAGGCTTCATTACAAATGGCTTTACAGGTAGCTTTAAAAAATTCAACGATTGCGGCTTTAATTCAAGAACTTGGTTTAGAAAAATTACTGACAGCAGAGAAAAAAAAACAAAGAGAAGAAGAAGAAAAGAAAAACAAAGCACAAGGAGCCGCATTGCTTATGTCTGGAAATCCTTTAGGCTTTTTAGGATTTATGGCAAAGGGTGGCTCTGTAAGCAAAGGAGAGCCTATGATTGTTGGAGAGCAAGGTGCTGAATTATTTATACCAAATAGCTCAGGTCAAATTACACAAGCCGCAAGAGGTACAGGCGGTGGTGCAGTATCAGTTAATTTTAATATTAATACTTTAGACGCAAGAGGTTTTGATGAATTATTACTTAGAAATAGAGGAACAATAACTCAAATAATTAATAACGCAGTAAATGAAAGAGGAAGTAAAAACTTAATTTAATATGTCAGGCACTTTTCCAATATCATCAGCAAATTTTAAAACATTAGGAATTAAATCTATTCAAGACACAATTTTGTCAAAAACAGTTAGTGGCAAAAAATTAGCAAGACAAATAGACGGACAAAGATGGGCTTTTACTGCAAGTATAATTACTGCAAAAAGATCAGACGTATATGGCGATCTTATGGCTTTTATAATTAAGCAAAGATCAGGAAAAGAAAACTTTACAATTATTCCGCCAGAAATTGAGGACGCAAGAGGAACAGCATCAGGAACTCCAAATGGTACTGCTAGTGCTGGTGCAACATCAATAACAATTGGTGGAAGTGCAACAGGAACATTAAAAGCTGGAGATTTTATTAAATTTGCAAATCACGACAAAGTTTATATGGTCGTTGCAGATCAAGCAGATATTTCAACAGGAACTTTAACAATTGAGCCGCCATTAGTAACAGCAGTATCTTCAACTAATATTCAATATGATAATGTTCCTTTTACAGTTTATTTAACTAACGATGTACAAGAGTTTGGTGCTGTTGGTGCAGATCATAATGGAAATGTGTTGTATCAATTTGAGATTGATGTAGAAGAAGCACTATAATGACAAAAAAATATTTAGTTAAACATTGGTGTAATGCTGATTTTATGATGGAAAAAGTAGTTAGTGAAGATGATATAAATGTTAATTTAAATGATTTAAAAAAGAATAGCACACCAGATAGCACTTTTTCTTGTGTTATGATACAAGGGTCTGAAAGAATAAAACGAACAACTTTTGAGGAATATGACGAGAAACTTAACAACAGCAGTCAAGAACGAATTAGCGACAAATGATATTCGACCAGTCCATCTTATACATATCGGTTTTAGCAGTCCTGTTTATCTTACTGATTGCTCATTTGAATTAACCTCATCAGTATCAGGAACAAGCAGAACTTATTCAGCATCAGATTTTGTTTTAGGAGTATCTAACTTTACAGAAGAAGTAGATATAACTAAATCAACTTTAAATATTGGTTTATCAGGTGCGGATCAAACTTTTATTTCAACAGTATTAAATGAACAAGTAATTAATGATGAAGTTATAGTTTATAGAGGTTTATTAGATAACAACAATGCTTTAATTGCTGACCCATTTTTATTATACAAAGGTAATATTGAAAATTTTTCTATTTCTGAAACAGATAAAGATAGCCAAGTAAATTTAACTATTGTTTCTCATTGGGCAGACTTCGAAAAGAAAAATGGAAGAAAAACAAACAATACATCACAACAAAGATTTTTTAATACAGATGTTGGTATGGATTTTGCTTCTCAAACAGTATTAGACATTAAGTGGGGTAGAGCATAATGTATAATTGGTTTGATAAATTGCTTATCAAAATAGCAAAAAAGATTTTAAATAAATACGCACCTAAAAATGAGTTTATTGCATATATTAATAAAGAAGAAGAAAAAATTTTAAAAAAACTAGGCGGATATGGTAAACCAATTAATGAAACTGGAATTAAATCATTTATAAAATTTAAAAGTTTTTTTAATCCTATTGCAACAATAGCCGAAAAATATTTTAAAATAAATCCGATTGTAGCATTGGTGGCAACACTTGCGATTGCTTGGATATTTAGACCAAAGAAACCAGAAATTCCAGATTTTGGGGATAGCTATCAAGATAATTTTGAAAAAGGTTTATTAATTAATAAACAATCAAATGACGCATCAATTCCAGTTGTATATGGAGAAAGACTCGTTGGTGGTACTAGGGTTTTTGTAGAAACTAGTGGGTCTGATAATACTTACCTTTATATCGCCTTAGTTTTATCAGAGGGAGAAATATCTGACATATCTGAAATAATAATTGATGATAAAACAGTTACTTGGTCAGCAGATTTAGCAGACAACACACAAGTTACAGTTAATAGTTCAGATACAAATTTTTACAAAAATTCTGAAAGTTTAATTACAGTAGAGCCACATTATGGAACAGACGGACAATCATCATCAAGTTTATTATCTACTTTATCTAGCTGGGGTGCAAATCATAAACTATCAGGTTTAGCCTATCTTGCTATTCGTTTTAAATGGAATCAAGATGTATTTAGTGGAGTTCCTAAAATACAAGCAAAAGTACAAGGTAAAAAAGTAGTTAGTTATAATTCAAGTTTAGTTGCACAAACTGCGGCATACTCTACAAATCCAGCTTGGTGTTTATTAGACTATTTAACAAATACAAGATACGGTAAAGGTTTATCAATTAATGAAATAAATTTACAAACTTTTTATGATGCTTCACAAATTTGTTTAACGCAAGTAACACCATATTCTGGCGGCTCAGATATAAATATTTTTGATTGTAATACAGCAATAGATACATCAATAAATATTATTGATAACGTAAGAGAATTATTAAAAGGTTGTAGAGGTTATCTTCCTTATACTGCTGGTAAATATGAATTAATAATTGAAACAACAGGAACAGCTTCAATCACATTAACAGAAGATGATATTATAGGTGGTTACAATTTAGCTAGTCCAGATAAAAATAATAAATTTAATAGAGTTATAGTTTCTTATGTTAACCCTGATCGTAATTACCAAGTAGATGAGGTTCAATTTCCACCTATAGATGACTCAGGATTACCAAGTGCAGATCAACACGAAAATATGAAAACTGCTGATGGCGGATATTTGTTAGAGGGCAGATATGATTTCAGAACTATTACCAATGTTTATCAGGCTTCTGAAATGGCAGAAATTATTTTAAGAAGATCAAGAGAATCTTTGACTTTGTCAATCAATGTTGCTTTTAATTCTTATGATTTAGCTATTGGAGATATTGTAAATATTACACATAGTTCTTTAGGATTTTCAGCAAAACCATTTAGAGTTTTATCATTAACATTTAATGAAGATTTTACAATAGGATTAAATTTAGTAGAACATCAAAATTCACATTACACTTGGGCAACAAAAACACAAGCGGCAGTAATACCTACAACTAATCTTCCTAATCCATTTTCTGTACAACCACCAGCAAGTATAACTTTATCTGACCAATTAATTCAATATAATGACGGAACTGTAATCGTTGCATTAGACATAGCATTAACTGCGTCTCCTAATAGTTTCGTTTCTTATTATCAAGTAGAATATAAATTAAGTTCAGCAACAGATTATATTATCTACGCACAAGGCTCAGGATTAAATCATAGAGTATTAAATGTAATCGACCAAGAGACTTATGACGTTAGAGTAAAAGCAGTATCAGCTTTAGGAACTTCATCAACATATACATCTGCATCAAGAACAATTGTAGGAAGTACAGAGCCACCTAGTACAGTTGAGGATTTTGCTTGTAATATTATTAATGGAGAAGCACACTTAAGCTGGGAACAAATTCCAGATTTAGATTTGGCATATTATCAAATTAGATATTCAACATTAACGTCAGGTGCAACTTGGCAAAACTCAGTATCATTAGTAGAAAAAGTATCAAGACCAGCAACATCAATCGTAGTTCCAGCTAGGGTAGGTTCTTATCTAATTAAGGCAGTTGATAAATTAGGAAACTTC